TTAGGCTACAAGCTCTAAAGTTTCTCTGATTAACTTTATGTCAATGATATTGCTTGATTTAAATGCGCGATAAAGAATGGCGATGACTTTGGCTTTTGTTGCCGGTGAAATCTGCTTAGTCCTACTGCTCAATAAAATCTCGATCGCTTCAATGATTTTCGATAGCGCTTCTGTGTCGATTTCACCTTCTGAATCGATGGCGGCCTCAACTCCTAACGCTTCCTGGGTCTCAGGTGGGAGTGAGGTAATGTGAAACTCAAATGCCACCCCCTTGACTCCTTTCCTCTGACGCCTCTTCCAGTCCTCCTTATTAGCTTTTCTGTTAACACTACTCTTGTCACCGGGTAGCCCTGGTAACCCTGCCAATTCACTCGCTGAAAACCACTCGTTAACCGCCATCACAAAACACCCCGTTTTGTTGCGTTTTTCGTGGCAGTGCTAATGATGCAACGAAAAAATTAATCATATAAAAATCAATTGGATAATTGAAATTTAAGAGTTTTCATTAATTTTATTTCGTCGCGCAACTTGCAACGACAACGCAATGAAAGTATCTTTTACCTGTAGCTAGATGGGTACTATCAGTGCTACCTAGTTAGTTAACTTTTAAGGATGGCATGAAATGAAAATTGAAAAAAGAGCAAACATGCACAGGGCTGACATAGTGGCGGCGCTTCGTAAAAAGAACCTGTCACTTTCAAGTTTGGGACGCGTTCACAACTTATCCCCATACACATTGAAGAACGCCTTGGATAAGCCCTATCCAAAAGCTGAAAAAATAATCGCCGAAGCGATCGGAATGACTCCACAAGAAATCTGGCCAGGGAGATATTGATATGGCTTCTCTTCGCAACTGGGTTACAGCAAAGGAGATCGCCGGATTACCGGGGTTTCCTTCCGCTATAAGCTCCGTACTCCGGAGAGCCAAAAAAGAGAATTGGACTTCCAGACAAAAAAGTGGGGTTAAAGGTGTTGCTTACGAATTTCAATTGGATTGTTTACCCAATGAGTTGCAACTGGCCTTACGCGAACGTCATTACAATGACTTGATACAAACTCGAGCAGAAGTACCGGCTTTGCTTGCAAGCCCGAAACTCAACTCTCGTATCAAACCACGCCAGGAACTGGAGCTGATGCGCCAATGCCCTGCGCTGGTAGAACGCGAGGTTTGCGGCCTGACTGATGACCAGAAAGCCATCGCGGATGCCCGTGCGCTGCTGGCGTCTGAGGTGGAGCGGCTGCGCAATGCCGGCCTGTCCCGCCTCTCTGCTGTGAATTACATCGTGGGTGGTTCACGCGATGGCTCACTGCCAGAGAACTTGATGGCGGCGGCAGACCTGGCCAACGCCCGCAAGGGTTCGCGGGTTGGCATTAGCCGCAGCAGCCTGCAGGAGTGGGTTTCCATTTTTCAGGCAACGCAGCCTGGTCTGGAGCGTCTGGCCATGCTGGCACCAGGGCAGAACAAGCGCAAAAAGCCCGAGGATGCATCATGGTTTTACGGCATGTTCTGGCCTCACTACGCCAACAGGAACGGCCCCAGCGTGCGCGAGGCTTACCGCTCTTTCCGTCGGGAATGGCATGAGGTCTACCACGCGGAGCCGGCCATGCGTAAAGCGATACCATCTTATTACGCCGTTTTGCGCCGGGTTAACCAGCTGCCGCTGTGCTCTCGCGTCCAGGGACGTGTTTCAGGTTCGGCCAAGAAGGCTTACGAGGTGTATTCCAAGCGCGACTGGGCGCAGATGCCGGTCAATGGCATCTGGATCAGCGATGGTAAATCCATGGATATGAAGGTGGCCCACCCGATCCACGGGCGACCATTTACGCCAGAGCTGACCATGGTTATTGATGGTCGGACACGTTTTGTCGTCGGCTGGAGTTTATCGCTGTCAGAGAATGCGATGGGCGTTGCGGATGCATACCGCTTTGGTATGAAGCATTTCGGTAAGCCGTTATTTGTTTATTCGGATAATGGCGGCGGCCAGAAAAACAAAATGCTGGACGCCGATATTACCGGGATATTCCCGCGCCTGGGTATTGAGCATATGACCGGTATACCGGGCAACCCGCAGGCACGCGGTATCATCGAACGCCTCAACGCCGTCATTCCGGAGCGTATCGCCAAACGGACGATGACCTATAACGGGCGATCGGTTGACCCGAACGCCGCCAGGATACAGGGGAAAAATCTCATCAGCCTGTCGGATGCCCTGCGCAACGGCAACGAGCTGACCACCCAGCAGCAGCGGACGTTCCGCGACCTGCCATCGTGGCAATGGTTGATGGATGCCGTACAGGACGAGATTGATAACTACAACAATCACCATGAACACAGTGAGTTACCAAAGATTGACGGCACTCACATGACACCGGCGGCCTATCGCGCCCTGGTGTTGCAGCAGGAAGGCGATGAAATCGAATACATCACCGAAGGCGAGCTGCGCGAGATGTTTATGCCAGAAGTTGAGCGCGTAGCGCAGCGCGGATGGGTCAGTGTCGGGAATAACCAATATTTCTCCAAAGACCTTATCGAAGTCGATCGCCAGTCAGTGCGCGTGGGTATGGATATTCACGACCCGGAGGCAGTTATTATTCGCCAAATGGATGGCACCTATGTTTGCACGGCCATTTGGAATGGCAACTCTCATTCCCCTGTTCCTCAGTCTCGCGTTGAGCAGGCCAAAGAGAAACGCGCTAAACGCATGATTAAACGGGCCGGTAAGATTATTCAGGATGCCAACGACGAGCTGCGGCCAGTCTTGGAAGTTCAACGGAATGACTTTAGCAGTCTGTTTGTGGATACCGCGCCGCGAGATAACAAACCGCTGTTCTTATTAGAAACAGAACGCGAAGAATATTTTAAGAAAACCAATTCCCGCTGAACTGGAGAATAAAACATGTCAAAAATAAGCGTACAGCTTGAAGAAATTATGAGCCGTAAGGGCTACACGCAATCCCATGTGGCGCGCGCCATTGGCCGCAGCCCGGCGGCGATCAGCACGTTCCTGAGTGGGAAATACAGCGGCGATATTAAAACCCTGGAATCCGAACTGTCCGGCTTTATTCAGCGTGAATCAGATAAAGACCGTCTGCACCATCTGAATATTGATTTCGTGCCGACTATTACCGCCAAAAGTGGCCTTGAGGTCATTCGCATGGCGCACCTGGAAAACGATATCAACGTGATCTACGGTGCGGCCGGTTTGGGCAAAACCATGATGCTGAAGGAGTACGCCCGCCGCTACCGTGATGCCATCTTGATTGAGGCCGACCCCGGCTATACCGCGTTGGTGCTCCTGCAGGAGCTGTGCGACCGCCTGGGCCTCAGCAAGCGCGGCACCATCCATGAGCTGAGCGAGAGCTGCATCACCGCACTGAGCGGCACAGGACGTGCTGTGCTTATCGATGAGGCAGAAAACCTGCCGTACCGTGCGCTGGAGGTCATTCGCCGTATTCATGACAAGGCCGGTGTAGGCGTCGTTCTGGCCGGTATGCCGCGCTTGATCCTCAACCTGAAAGGCAAACGCGGCGAGTATGCACAGCTCTATAGCCGCGTTGGCTTTGCTCTTGACTTGCAGGAGAAGCTGCCGCAGGCAGACCTGCAGCTTATCCTCACCAACATGGTCGAGGAAGCGAACAGCGACAGTGTTTTTTCCGCCTTTTACAGGGCATCAAAGGGTAATGCGCGCCGGTTGTTCAAATTGGCACGCGGCACCATCCGCGCCAGCGAAATTAACGCCACGCCGATTGATGAGGCAATGGTTGATAAAGTCGCCGGCATGTTAATTAGTTAATGAGGCATCAGCATGGAACAATTAACGGTAAACAATAAGAAGATTGCGGCGAAGTTGAATTGTCTGGCGCGTGTGGGATTAAAGGTTGTTGAGTGCCATGTTAATTTTCGCCGCCCGGTTATTGAAGTTGAAGCACCACTGCAAGATTGGGTAAAGGGTGCCGTGGAAATCACGGAAACACGAAACGGAATTAAGCGCACTGTCAAAATGACGATATGGCATGGCGCACACATCATCTGGTGTTAATTGCGTTTTATTCTGGACTGTTAAGAGAGAGAATTTATATGACCACTGAAATTGCAAAAAATAACGGCGTTCCTGAAGGCTATATGAAAGACCGCAAAGGCCGCCTGGTGCCAATTGAGCAGGTATCTCCTTTTGATATCGAAATGGACGCCTTTGTTCGCGCCCAGGTCAAAGAGGCTGAGGAAGAAAGCCAGCGCATCAAGGACTTTAAAAATAAGTCCTTTGACAACTGCTATGCGTGGCTCGACCTCGTGGCGGAGAAATACGGTCGTCAGCGCGGTGGCCTGAAAGGCAACGTTACTTTTCCCTCGTTCGACGGCAGTCAGCAAATCAGCATTGCCGTGCAGGACTCGCTGACGTTCGGGCCAGAGCTGCAGGTGGCCAAGGACATTATCGATGAATGCCTGAGCGAGTGGTCAGAGGGGGCCAACAAAAACCTGAAAGCCATCGTGAATGATGCGTTCGCCGTTGACCAGGAAGGCAAGCTCAACACCGGACGCATCTTATCGCTGCGTCGCATCAAGATTGATGATCCACGCTGGATTAAAGCCATGGATTGTATTTCTGAGTCCCTGCAGGTGGCGGTCAGTAAGACCTATATTCGTTTCCTGAAAAAGGATGAATCCGGCAAGATGACCAGCATTCCGATTAATATCGCGGCGGTGTGATATGGGCTCAAAAGCAAAGTTATTCAACCAGCAGCACAAAATAGGCAGCCCGTTTATTTATCAGCCTAACCGGGCGCTACGCGGTGGGCCGGTGGTCAGGACTGTGGAAGCAGCCCGAGACCTTAAATCGGCAACGGTTGTGGAAATCAATGTTGCGCCGTATTTCGTCAATATTGAATCGCTAACGCCGACCGACTGAATTTAAACGTAAATAAATCAACTTTAATTATGGCGTAAACCCGCAAGGGCGCGCTTACGCCTAAATCATGAGGTTTGCATGATGGATAAGAAATCAATCGTGGATGCATGTGCAAAAGATATCTGGGAAACCCTATTTTGGGGGTGTGTGGTTTTTTGGGTTCTCCTTATCTCTGGAAGTGTTGGCATTTACTTTCTCTTTAAGGGATGAGCGAAATGAAACGGTTTACCCCAGATTGTTCAATGCATATGTCGCATGAAATGGCATTTATGCGAGAAACCCCTGACGGTGCATATATGGAGTATCAAGACCACCTCGCCGTAAAAACGCAGCGGGATAATTTGGCTGCACGGGTTACCAAGTTGGAATTGGTAATTCAAGGCTTGTCGCAAGCGGCTATTGATGGCGGTTGGACAGCTAAGGGAATCAGTGAATATGCCTCAAAACTTGAGAAGCAAGTAAAGACGCTGGAGGCCAGCGAAACACAATTGATCCATGAACGAGACGAGGCACAGGATGCTCTGGCTGATATGTATGAGGCGGCTACCGGTAGCCGCCCAGAATGGAGCAATTGGTTTGGATTTGGGGATGCGATTGAGGAAGTCGCAGCAATCGCAGCCGGGTGGCAACGCGGGGAGGATGAATAAATGGCTACTTTCCTTTCGGTTGCGGGCTGTCAGCACCTAGATGATGGCGCTAAGCGTATTTATCACCTGACCAATAAGGCCACGGTGATCGAGTATCCGCGTTTGCCTGTACGTTCTCGCTTTCAGTTCTATGACCCGCGCGGCAACAAGGTTCACACCAATGGCGAGCGTGTCGCGATGAAACAGGCTGTTGAACGCCATAAAAAACTCTGGAGGTTCGAATGAAAACTTTCGCCTATGCCTGGGCAAGCGGTCTGATCCAGTTCGGGAAGACAGTGCCAGAAGGAGCTTTGCCGATCATCTCCGGGAAAGAAGATGATGTGAAAAACATCCTCATCGCTATTTCCCGTCATTCACGCACCAACGATGACTTATTGGTGCCTGGCGTACCCGAGGCAGCCAATCAGCATCTGGCATTGGATGCCTTCATGAAATTTAGCGATTGGGCGCGCCGGGACTACGCCCAATTGATGAAAAAAAGAGCCGGCAGTTCCGATGAGGAATATTCCATCGAGATCATCGGTCGCTTCACTAGCGGCACTTACATTGCCCAATACCAGGGTAAACAGGCCAGCAACACCGCCAGCGCAAAAGGCGCAGTCCATCGGCTGGCGGGCAAGATTTTTGGCCCCCTGCAGCGGGTGACGGTCACCCGGATCAGTGCTGGCCAGGAACATGCGGCCGGCACCTTTCGGGTCAAGGTTGATGAAACCCAAAAATGCCGCCGTTGTGGCTGCACCTGGCGCAATGCGTGCGCCGGGGGGTGCCACTGGGTCAGCCCTGATTTGTGCAGCGCGTGTGTTGATTCAACAGATTCCCCGGAGGTGACCAATGAGCAATGAAACCCTGAATATTCGCCAACAGTACGCCACGGCAGCCATGCAGGCGTTGATTATCAGCGGACTGAATACCGGTGCCTGGGACGACTACGCCGACCTGGGCAAATCGGCCTACAGGATAGCGGATGCCATGATTGATTCCGAACTGCTGGCGACCTGCGTCGAGTTCAAGTTGCAACAGGAACCGGCATTTCATTACATCCGCACCCACAGTGGCCGCCATTTCTGCTATGAGGCCATCAGCCTGGACGCGATTGATATCGACGACATCGCGCAAGCGCTGTCGAACATTTGCCGCTTTGCCGGTCATTTGGATGATTTCTACAGCGTGGCGCAGCATTCCGTTCTGGTCAGTCGCCTGGTGCCGCCGGAATTGGCGCTGGAGGCTCTGCTGCACGATGCCTCAGAAGCCTACTGCCAGGATATCCCGGCACCGCTCAAGGCACTGCTGCCGGACTACCGCGACATTGAGGCATCGGTCGATAACGTCATCCGCTCTTTGTTTGGGCTGCCGCTGGCGCATAGCCCCGAGGTTAAGCACGCGGATCTGGTCATGCTGGCGACCGAACGGCGCGACCTGGGCATTGATGATGGCGACAAGTGGGACATTTTGGACGGCATCGCGCCGACTGATGAGTTTGTCATCCATCCTCTTAACCCACGCCAGGCGCGCCAATTGTTCATTGCCCGATTTAATGAGCTGTGGCGCATCCGGGTTGAGCAACGCCGGCAAGAGATGCTGGGAGATTCAACACCATGAAAAATGTCCTGCGCAAAACCAGCGCTAAAGACTTTAACCGGCGTTTTCCGGTGGGTTCGCGGTTTCGCTACTACCCCGTTGTCGGCGTGCCTGACTGCGAGGAAGTGGTGACCCGCTCGGTGGCCTGGCACCTGCAGAACGGTAAGACCGTGGTGCGGGTCGAGGGCAAGATTGGCGGCGTTTCCGTCTACCGTCTGGAGCCGCTGGAGGCCTTCCATGAAGTACCCCAAGGGCAGCGTGGTTAAGTTGCCGACTCGGCCAGGTCGGGGCGTTGTTCTCAACGTGTTCCCAATGCAGGATGAGCGATTTCGTTACGGCGTCGAGTGGGACAGCGGCGCTTACCAGGTCTACGACGAGAAAGAGATCCAGTGGGCGACTGTTGACCGCCCCAAAGTGTACGGGAGTTTGGTATGACACCTAACGCAAAAGGCCTCATCGGGGCCATCAAAGCCGGCCAGGCGTTCCTGGGGATGGATGACGATACCTATCGTCAGATGATTGCCAGGGTCACCGACGGTAAAACATCCTGCCGGCAGTGCTCGCTGGACGAGCTGCAGCGCGTCCGGGAATACCTGCATCAGCAAGGGTTCCCCCGCAAAACCGCCCGGCACGGACGCCGGCCGAAGGTTGCCCGCTCACGCGAAGCCATTCTGGCCAAGATTGAGGCGCTGCTGGCCGAGGCCAAGCGCCCCTGGAACTATGCCGAGGGGCTGGCGGCGCACATGTACCAGCAGCATGTGCTGGAGTGGCTGACCGTCGAGCAGCTGTCTGCGGTGATGAAGGCGCTGATCATCGACGCCAAACGTCGCAAAAACAGGAGTAAGCCATCATGAAATTTAACGAGATCAAGCCCGATTTAAGCCAGGTTGAAGCGCTGTTGCCGTCGGTGGTCATTGAGCTGATCTCACTGATTGGCTACGCCAAGACCGAGGAAATGATAAGCCATCTGGGCGGCATCACCTTCAAGGTCGGCAAGTCCGTGCGTAAAAAGGGCAACCGGCGCGGCGAGCTGCTGGTCGAACTTTTGGGAAAGGAGACGGCAAAGGTGATTGAAAAACACTTCGGCAGTGAACCGCTTTACATTCCGCGCTGTGACAGCGCGTTGCGCGAGTGGCGTAACCGCCGTTTCATCGATGAGCACAACGCCCTGGTGGCGGCCGGTGAAAGCTCCCGCTTTGCGCGCATCACGCTTTGTCCCAAATACGGCGTGACCGACCGGTGGGCGCAAAAGCTGCTGGCTGAGCGACAGGTATCGTCACAGCAATTAGATCTGTTATAGTAAATTTGCCTGATATCAAAGGGTGACGAACACCGTCCCCGCTTTGAAAAACTCCGTTTTAATCATACTGGCACCATCTTTAACCGGATGGTGCTTTTTTATGATTACCCCCGAACAGTTACGCCGTGCAGCCAGGTTAACCTCCGCCAATGTGTCACGCTGGCACGCGCCTATCACGTCAGCGATGGCTGAGTTTGGCATCGATACCCCCAAACGCCAGGCGGCGTTTCTGGCGCAGGTTGGCCATGAAAGCAACAGCTTCACATCGCTGTCCGAAAGCCTCTACTACACCGACGCCCGCCGCATTGCGACCATCTTTCGTACCGGCTTTGATCTCGATGGCGACGGCGTGGTTGACCCGGACGAAATCGAGTTTGCGCGCGGCTACGTTCGTCGCCCGGAGAAGCTGGCCAACCGTGCCTACGCCAACCGGGGCGGCAATGGCCCGGAGTCATCCGGGGACGGCTGGCGCTATCGTGGCCGTGGTCTGATTCAAACCACCTTCAAGAACAATTACCGCGCCGCCGGCAATGCCCTGGGGCTTGACCTGCTCGGCAGGCCTGACTTGTTGCTGCAGCCGCTGCCGGCAGCGCGTTCTGCCGCGTTCTTCTGGTGGTCGAACAATCTCAACAACTACGCCGACAGCGGTGATTTCAAGGGGCTGACGCGCCGGATCAACAGCGGGATGTTGGGGATGGATGATCGCCTGGCCCGTCTGAAAGATGCCGAGGCCGCCTTATGTCCGCGCTGATAAGAACGCTGTTGCGCCGCCTGGGCGAACTCATCACCAATCCGGCCACCGGCCGCTTGTCCACCTCGGACACCATGGTATTGGGTGCGTTCCTGGTGGCGTCGTTCGTGATTGTCTGGGTTACGGTGACCGGTCACTTGGAAGAGTGGCACCTGGCCGCCTATCTGGGCGCGTTCGTTTTCCAGTCTCAGGCGTCGAAGTTCGTCGCCATCAAGCGAGACAAGGCCAAACTGGAGGTGGGCGATGCTGTTAACCCTCAGACTGGTGCTTAATCACCTGCAAACCCATTTTCTCTCCTATCTGCTGGCGCTCGGCGTTGGCGTTGGTGCCTATTACCTGGGTCAATCTGCCGGCCGTGCTCAACTGCAGGGCGACCTGACAAAAGCCCACAACACCATCGGCCAGTTGGTTGCGGATAAGTCTGCGCTGAATGAAACGCTGCGCCAACAGGCCGAACAGCACGCCCAGGCCATGGCAAAAGCGCTGCGCGAGCTGCAGGCGCAGCAGCAGCTCGGCGACAAACTCTCCCGCGAGCTGCAGCAGAGCCAATCTCACCTGCAGGCAACGAAAGACAAACTCAAGAAGGCAATCGACGATGCGGTTAAAAACGATGTGGGCTTTACCGGTATTGGCCCTCGCGGGCTGTGCCTCTACAACGCCGCCCTCGGCTATGCCGATTGTGGTCAACACGTGCCCAACACCGCCGGCGGCCTTACTGGCCATTCCACCGAAGCCGCCGGCAGCGCAGGCGGACTCTCCGCCGGCGGTCTCATCCGGCACAGCGCCGACTATGGAGCCTGGTGTCAGTCCTTAGAGGCCCAGCTGCAGCAACTTAAGCAATGGTACGCCGGGAGGGAACAATGACCCTTGAAATGGCGTTTAACATCGCAATGGGCCTGTTGATGGGGCTGTTCGGTTTTCTTTTTAAATATCTGTTTGCCGAGCTGAAAGACTTGCGGAATGGCCTCCAGGCCATCCGCACGGAATACCAGCGCCGGGACGATGCACAGCGAAACAATGACCAGTTACTGGACTTGTTGAAGGATGTAAAACGCAGCGTCGAGCACATCGACCAGAAACTAGACCGCAAAGCGGATAAAAGGAGCTAATCATGGGCCGACGCGCATCGCGCTACCGCCGGGGGCCGGCAACGTCTGCCGAAATGGCGTTGCTGTCTGAAATCAATCAGCGCCTGGCGCGAATGGAGAGCAGCCTGGATGACGTGAAATCCTCGGCCATCCGCCAGGGTGCTATCGCCGGCGCGATCACCGGCAGTGTCAGCGGCGGCCTCGTGTACACCACGATTATGTTGATCAAGGCAAAACTGGGGGTTGGCTGATGGCATACCCGCCAGAGACGCGCGACCGGTTACGCCGGGCCTATGTATTCGACGGTCTTTCACTGGAGGTGGCGGCCGTGCAGTGCGGTGTCTCTTACGGGACGGCGCAACGCTGGAAGAACGACAGCAAAGCCGCCGGCGACGATTGGGAGACGCTGCGCGGCGCGCGTATGCTCGCCGGCGGCGGCCTGGAAGAACTGACCCTGGCCATGTTCACCGGCCTGGTGGTGCAGTTTAAAACCACCATGGACAAGCTGGCCTATGACGATGTGGACATTAAGCCGGAAGACCGCGTGAAGCTGCTGGCCAGCCTGTCGGATGCCTTCAACAAAGCTGTCGCCAGCAGTAAGCGCGCCATGCCGGAGGTGTCCCGCCTGGCCATCGCGCTGGAAGTGATCCAACTGCTGGCCGCGTACATCAAAGACAATCACCCTCAGCAGTTGCAGCCGTTCGGCGACCTGCTTGAGGGGTTCGGCAAAGAGATAGAGAGGATTTATGGCTAGGATGATCCGATTGGCAAGTGCCCATTACGTTGCTTACAACGTGATTAGCGATATGCACGTAGACAGCAACCGGCAGGTCAAAGTGCTGTTGAGTGACGGGCGTATTGCATTGGCTGAACAGAGTCACGGACAGACCGCCTGGGCGCGCCTGGCGCAGTTGGTGGATGAGGTGAATATCGCCAGCGCGAGTGATGCGCCTGGCTCACTGCAGTAAGGGCCACGATGAGCAAATTAAGCAGCAGGGATTTTCTCAAAGAGCTGGCGATGCTCAAGCATGTGTTGCGTGCCGATATCCAGGCGCACAGCACCGGGCTTGATACCTCGCCGGAGGCCATCAACGCCCGCCGGCGCAGGGTACTGTCTGGCGACTTCACGTTTTTTGCCTATACCTATTTCCCACATCACATCCGGGGCGAGCAATCCCTGTTCCATGCGCATTTTTGCACGCGCTTTCCGCAGTTGCTGACGCGCCCCGGCGGCGCAGTCGAATGGTGGATTGCCCCGCGTGGTGAAGCCAAATCCTCGCTGCTGACCAAAATCGGCCCGGTCTGGTGCGCCGTTCAGGGGTTGCATCAGCATGACGACGTTCGCGCGGCGCTCGGCTTCACCGACGAGCGGCCGGCCTTCATCGACTACATCATCTTGCTCGGCGCGGAGACCAAATTGCCGACCAAGCTGCTGGAGGTGGTCAAAACCGAACTGACCATGAACGCGGCGCTGATGCTGGATTTCCCGGAGGTCTGCGGCCGCAGCGGACAATGGAAGATTGGCGAGTTCACTACCCGCACCGGCGTGAAGGTCGAGGCGTTCGGTGCCGAGCAGGCTATCCGTGGTACGTTCCACGGGGCCAGCCGCCCCAAATTGCTGCTGGGCGATGACCTGATCACCGATGCCGAGGCTAAATCCCCGACCGAGCGCGAAAACCGCTGGAACTGGATTTCAAAGGCCATCGAATACCTGGGGCCACCGGACGGCTCTGTAAAATACCTGGGCGTCGGCACCGTGCTTAACAAAGACGACCCTATCAGCCGAGCCAAGCGCACCATTGGTCATGTGGTTCACCACTTCCGCGCCATCGTGACGCTGCCCACGCACATGGATTTGTGGGAACAGTGCCAGGAGAAGATGCTCAACGACGACAAGCGCGCCGAGGAACAGGCGGCCGAGCTGGGCCTTGATCTTCCCCAGGACAAGCTGCCGTCTTACAAGTTCTACCTGGCGCATCAGGTGCTGATGGATGATGGCGCGGTCACCAGCTGGCCGGCGGTGCGTACCCTCTACTGGTTGATGCGCCAGCGCGCCAAGAACGGCAAGGCATTTGCCACCGAAATGCAGGGCGACCCGCGCACGGACGAAGACCGGACGTTTATCAACATCCAGTTCTTTACCCAGCGCTGGCGCGACTGGCTGATTTTCGGTGCCTGTGACCCCTCTATGGGCCAGGGTGAGACCAGCGACCCCTCGGCAATTCTTGTGGGCGGCTGGGACAAGCAGCGCAGCCGGCTGCATGTGATGGAAGCGGAGATCAAGCGCCGTGTACCGTCCAAACTGGAAGCCGACCTGATAGCGATGCAGCGGCAATTCAGGTGCCTGGCCATCGGGTTTGAGAACAACAACGCCTACGAGCACTCGCGTTCGACATTCATCAAAAATGCGCTGCGCCAGAGCGTGGCGCTGCCGCTCGTGGGTGTGACGGCCAAAGTACCGCTGGAAGTGCGCGTCGAAGGGCTGGAGCCGTACATCAACGACCAGCTCAACCCCTCTATTTTGTTCAATCCCGGTCTGACGCTGTTGCTGTCGGAGCTGGAGACCTGGCCAGAGCCGCAGACCGGTCACCACTATGATGGGCTGTCGGCGCTGCAGCTACTTTGGATGATTGCCGTCTCCCGCGGTGCGGGTTCGTTCGCCTGGGAGCCGATACCGCGCCGCGAGGCGTCCCGGTACAGCGGCGATCATTTTCTTGATGATGACGACGAGCCGGACTACGGCGGTCGCGGTTTATGGTGAAAAAAATGGTTCAAATTGTCGATGTCAACGGGAAACCGATCCGCCGTGATGTGCTGCGCGAGCCGCAATCCTCGCATGTGGCCGCACTGGCCGGCCTGTATGCCGAGCACCCCAGCCAGCGGTTGACGCCCCAGCGCTTGGAGCAAATTCTCAACGAGGCCGAGCTGGGCAACCTGCAGGCCCAGGCCGACCTGTTCACCGATATGGAAGAACGGGACGCCCATTTGTTTGCCGAGATGCAAAAGCGCAAGCGCGCGCTGCTGACCATTCCGCACGAAATCACGCCGCCGCCGAATGCCACACCGGCAGAGCAAGCGGATGCGGCCTGGCTGGCGGAGTACATCACCGAGCAAGACGGCTGGGAGGATTTGATCATCGATATGCTCGACGCCATCGGCCAGGGGTTCAGCAACATCGAGATTGAATGGCAACAGCTCGGCCGCGAGTGGTTCCCGAAGGCGTTTAACCACCGGCCGGCGTCCTGGTTCGAACTGGCGCGGGACAATCAGGATCAGCTGTTGCTGCGAACCGATGACGGCATGGGCGCGCCGCTGCAGCCGTTCGGCTGGATACAACACCGCCACAAGTCGCGTAGCGGCTATGTTGCGCGTGCGGGGCTGTTGCGTACTCTGTCCTGGCCGTATGTGTGCCGCAACTTCGGCACTCAGAGCCTGGCGGAGCTGCTGGAGATCTACGGTATCCCGCTGCGTATCGGTAAATATCCGGAGGGCATCGGCAAGAAAGAGAAAAACGAGCTGATGCGCGCCGTCACCGAGCTGGGGCGTTATGCCGGCGGCATCATCCCCAAGGAGATGGAAATAACGCTGCATCAAGCCTCCAACAGCTCGCATGAGCCGTTTATGGCGCTGGCCGAATGGGCCGAAAAGTCCATGTCCAAGGCCATTCTGGGCGGTACGCTGACCACGCAGGCCGACGGCAAGACCTCCACCAATGCCCTGGGCGTGATCCACAACGAAGTGCGTCACGACCTGCTTTCCTCTGACAGCCGCCAGTTGGCCATGACGCTACGCAGCGACCTGTTCTGGCCGCTGCTGGTGCTCAATCGCCGCGCAAACGCCGACCCGCGCCGCACGCCGCGCATCAAGTTCAAAGTGCCTGAACCCCAGGCACCCGAACCTGTCGGGGCAAGTCGCACCGTGCAGGTTAATTTGGGCGCGCCGGCAGCGCCGACGCCGGCACGCAGTTATAATTCCCAGGTCATTGCCGCGTTAGTGGCCGCGTTGAGCCGCAAACCCGGTGCGGATGACACGCAAACCGGGATTGATGAGGCATTAACGGCACTGTTAAGCGGCAATAAACCCGCTGAGGGTCTGATTGCCATGTTGCAGCCGGCTATCGCTGCGTTGTCCGGGGAACTGGACGAACAAAGCCTGCTGGGTGCGCTGGCTGATGCGTTCCCTCAACTTGATCCGACCTTACTGCAGGCTAACCTCGGTGATACGCAGACCATCGCACGCCTGATTGGCCTGTATGCCCAGCAGGAGGGGCAGTAATGCCAATATCTAAGGCAGAAATCAGCGCGCTGTTCGGCATGAAGCCAGAAGCCGCGCTGCGTTACCTCGAAAACAAGGGATTGCGCATCCGTACTGATGCCGACGCCATGCAGGCAGTAGATCATGCGCACGCATTCGGCTTTGCCAATCTGGCGCGCCTGGATATTGCCCAGGATTTGGTGAACGGGTTACGCGAAGGCCTGGCCGCCGGCCAGACGCCTGAATGGTTCGTTAAGAATCTGGAGCCGGTACTGCGTAAAAAGGGTTGGTGGGGCAGCGAGGAAAATATCGACACCGATACCGGCGAGATCACCACCCGCCAGCTCGGCAACCCGGCTCGGCTCAATACCATCTACCGCACCAACACCCAGGCGGCCTACATGTCGGCGCGCCATGAGTCCATGCTGGCCAACGCCGAAAATCGCCCGTACTGGCGGTATGTGGCGGTTATGGATGCAAAGACCCGTCCCAGCCATGCCCGGCTGCATAACCGTGTCTTCCATTACCTCGATCCGATTTGGCAGTACATCTTCCCGCCGAACGGCTTTAACTGCCGCTGCCGCGTTGAAGCGCTGACCGAGCGAGAAGTGAAGCAATGGGGTTATGTGATTTCGCGCACCGACAGCGAAGTCGTCCAGCAGGTGATGACCGGCGAGGACGAGAACGGGCGTCCAACCTTCACCCCGGTGAACGGTGTGCGGTTCAGCGGCCCGGACGGCCAGGCGGTGACTTTCTTCCCGGACGTGGGCTTTGATGTCAACCCCGGCAAAGAAGTGTGGAAAGCCAACCTGGACAAGTACGATGTGGAGCTGTCGCGCCCCTATGTCAGCGCGGGATTGGCTGGCCCGGAGTTGACTCACATGCTGAGCGATGTCGCCCAGGGAAACCACACCGGCGAGATTCTGGCCGCCGGCGTGCTGGATGCCGGCGAGATGGCGACGCTCGGCACGTCCGGCCGTACCGCCTGGCTGGCTGAGCACCAGCTTGCCGCCCAGGCCGGTGCCAGCACGTTGCCGACTCAGCAGCAATGGGCCAGTGTGCAGACGGTTATCGAGTCATCCACCGTCGCGGTGCGTGCCGGCGAGCTGCTGCACCTGTTCCGGCAGCTTGATGAGGGGCAATGGTGGCTGGCGACGCTGGATGCGGGTCTGGTGGTGAACAGCTTTGCGCCTGTGAAGGCGTCAACCCTCGATTCAACAATACGCCGTGGCACGGTCTTGAAGGATGCACGCTGATGGCCAATATCAAAGTCACCGTCGATGACAAGGCGGTAAGCCAACGTCTGCAGCAGCTGCTGCAGGTAGTCGAAAAGCCCCGGCCGCTGATGCTGCAGGTTGCCGAAACGCTCCATGCTCAAAGCATGGCGATGTTCGAGCAGCAGGGTTTTCCCGCCAACAGCTGGCCCTCACTCAGGCCCAGCACCATCCGCTCACGTTCCCGCGCCGGCCACTGGCCAGGGAAAATCCTGCAGGTGACCGGCCGCCTGGCGGCATCGGTCACGCCGGCCTCCGGTGACGACTTTGCGCAGATTGGCTCTAACCTGGTCTACGCCGCCATTCAGCACCTCGGCGGTACCATCAAGCGCCAGGGCCAGGTGCGGCTGCGCACCGACCGCCAGGGTAACCTGATGAAGCGCGGCAACCTGGCGACGTTCGCCAGGCGCAGCCACAAGCAAGCCGTCGCGCGCGCCGTCAATTACAGCATCGTGATCCGTCCGCGTCCGTTCCTGCCGGTGACGGAAAATCAGCAGCTCAACAAGCCGGCCTTTGAGGCGGTGATGGGCGTGCTGAATGATGCCTTTATGAAGTCCCGCTAAAAACGCCTCAGCGGCTTTTTGCGGGTCGTTCACTGATTGAGGTGCAACGGCTCGCAAAAAATTCCCTAACAGCGCCAGAAGGTTTTTAAAAGGGGTCTAAAAAGGGTTGCATTGGTGTATGATGCCTAGACCGCTTTTCCCCTTCAAAAACAGTGTGACGAACTCCGTCCCCTGAATCCGTTTTTCCCATCCCGTTACATTGGCAGCATGAAACGAAATGTTGCTGTCGCATCCCTGGCCTTTGAGCTGAACCTGACCGGAAACACGATCCAGTTGTTCCCGGCCGGCGAGTTCCGCGCAAATGATGGCCGCCCCGCAGAATGTGCCAACTGGGTACTCAACGAGAGCCTGGCGCGCCAGGTCATCGAGCACCTGTCGTCACGCCAAAACAAAATCGTCATCGACTACGAACACCAGACCCTGCGGACTGAAAGCAACGGTCAACCGGCACCCGCTGCCGGTTGGTGGAAAGGCACCGATACCGTCTGGACGGATGCTGGCATGTTCGCCCAGAACGTCGAATGGACGGAAGCCGCCCGCAAAATGATTGCCGGCGGTGAGTACCGCTATATCAGCCCCGTCTTTGCCTATGACAAGAAAACCGGTGCGGTGCTGCAGGTGTTGAATGCAGCGCTCACCAATAACCCCGCCCTGGACGGCATGAATCAAGTTGTCCTGGCGGCCGCCTCTCGTCTCATCGTGCAGGCATCAACTCAACCCTCCCCGGAGAAGACCATGAACGAAGAGCTGTTAAAGCTGCTGCGCAAGCTGCTTGGCCTTGCCGATGATGCAACCGAGGCCGATATCCTGGCCGCGCTGCAGCAGGCGGCCGGCGATATGCCAAAGGAAAATGAAGGTGATGCGGCTGCCGCGAGCCTCAGTAAGTTGCTGGAAATGTTTACCGCCCTGACGGCGTCGGTGAAAGGCAAGGACGACAAAATCGCCGCGCTGACGGTCGCCGCCACCGCTAACAAAGGCACTGGGGTTGATCCGACCAAGTATGTGCCGATTGCGGTTGTCACCGACCTGACGACCCAGTTAGCCGCGCTGACCGCGCGCGTTGATGGCGGCGATCTGGACAGTTTGATCACCGAGGCGCTGTCCTCCGGGAAGCTGCTGCCGACGATGGAAGAATGGGCGCGCGAGATGGGCAAGAAAGACATTGCGGCTCTGCGCAGCTACATCAAGGCAGCTGCGCCGATCGCGGCGCTGACCACTCAGCAATCCGGTGGTAAACCGCCTGCCGGCGAAACTCACGGGTTAACCGCAACTGAGCTTGAAGTTGCTGCGTTGACTGGCCTCACCCCGGCTGAATACGCCGCCGCCAAGAAGGAAATGCAATAATGGCTATCGTCACTCCTGCGCTGGTGAAATCGCTTTTTGTCAGCTTTAACAAGGCATTCCAGGACGGCCTGAAAGTCGCCGATTCTGACTACACCAAAATCGCCACGGTCATCAAATCGACCACGGCAACCAACATTTACGCCTGGTTGGGTCAATTCCCGCAAATGCGTGAATGGGTCGGCGCTCGCATCATCAAGGATATGAAAACCGACGGTTACGGCATCACTAACAAGCTGTATGAAGCCACCGTGGGTGTGCCTCGCACGGCGATTGAAGATGACAGCGTTGGCGTCTATCTGCCGGTGATGACCGAAGCCGGCCGGTCAGCGGGGGTTTACCCGGATGAGCATATCTTTGCGCTGCTCAAGGCCGGTGAGACCTCGCTGTGCTACGACGGCCAGAACTTCTTTGATACCGAGCACCCCGTTGCGGCGAACGTGGACGGCACCGGCGCGATCACCCCGGTCAGCAACCTGTTGACCCCGGCTAGCGGTGACCCGGCCAGTCCGGCCCCGTGGTATCTGATGTGTACCAAGCGCGCATTGAAGCCGCTGATTTTCCAGGAACGCATCAAGCCCGACCTCAAGGCTAAAACCAGTGACGACACCAGCGATCATGTCTTCATGAACGATGAATTCCTGTATGGCGTGCGTGCGCGGTCGGCGGTGGGCTTCGGTTTCTGGCAGTTCTGCGTCAAGTCCACCAAGCCGTTGACGGCGGAGAACTACCAGGAAGCCTACACGCTGCTGCGCAACATGGTGGCTGATGGCGGTCGCCCGCTGAACATCAAAGGCGATCTGCTCGTTGTTCCGCCGACCCTTGCGGAAGCGGCGCGCAAGATTGTTGGTGTGGCCACCATCAACGGCGGCGAAGACAACCCGAACTACAAGCTGTCCGACATCCTGGACACCGCCTGGCTGATTTAAGCCGATCGTCACTCACTGATAGCGCTACGCCCTACGGGGCGTAGCGGGAGAATGTTGTTATGGCTACCCCAACCCAAAAGAAAGCGGAAGAAAAATACGTCAAGGACGATAAAAAGCCAGGCGATGGCACCGAGACCGATGCGGGTTCCGCTGCAGGTGATGGCACCGAGACCGGCACGGGTTCCGCTGCAGGCGATGGCACCGAGACCGGCGCAGGTTCCGCTGTAGGTGACGGCACCGAGACCGGCACGGGTTCCGCTGCAGGCGATAGCACCGAGACCGGCGCGGGTTCCGCTGTAGGTGATGACACCGAAACCGGCACCGATGCGAAACCCCATTGGTTCACCGTCCAGGTGGTGCGCTCACCGAGCGGGCGGCGTTTCCGTGCTGGTGTTGAGTTCACCTCCGAGCCAAAACCTTACGATTTCTCGCTGTTTAGTGCTGAGCAGCTCAACGCACTGGCTGCAGATCCGTTCTTGCGCATCAAGCGGATTGCGCCGGCTGAGGAGTAATCATGGGGTACTGCACGCAGGCTGACCTGGTGGACGACTTCGGCGAGCAGGAAATCATCCGCATCTCTGACCGCGCCCGCCCGGCAACGGGGCAAATTGACCCGGCCGTGGTGGAGAAGGCGATCGCGGATGCGGACGCCGAAATCAACATGTACCTGGAGGGGCGCGGCCTGCTGCCGCTCCCCAGCGTGCCGGACACGCTGCGGCGTATCGCCAGCGATATCACCCGCTATTACCTGTATCAGAACCCCAGGGACGATTCACCGGTGACCACCCGTTACAACCAGCGCATTCGCCAGCTCGAAAAAGTGGCGTCTGGCCGGTTATCGCTGGGACTGGACAACGCCGGCGAGGTGCTGGAGCCAGACGACAGCGTGGTGTTTGTGCCAGGGCGCAACATGTTCCGGAGGGATGGGCTGTGGTAACCGACTATCTCTTTTGCGAGCCGTTGTTGATTGGCCGGCTGCGTGATGCTGTACCGGAGTTTGTCGAGGTGACCGGCGTCGCCGGGCTGTCTCAGATGAACGATGACAACCCGGTTTGTCCGATGGCGTATGTGATGTACCTGGGCGATACCGTCAACACTTCTACGGCCGCCACCGGTGGCAGCCAGCGCCGTCTGCAGTTCGTGACGCAGCTCTGGGCTGTGGTGGTCTGCGTGTATTTCGCCGACGGTCGCGGCCTCGGCGCAGATATCAGCAGCGAAGCCGGCCCGCTGATGTTGAAAACCGTCGAGGCCCTGGCTGGGTGGTCACCGCTCGAAGGGGTTACCCGGCAGCTGGCAAGGAGCAATCAGAGCCTGCCGGCACAGTACGAGTCCGGCTATGGCTATTACCCCCTGGTGTTTCAGGTGGAGGTTCCCGCCGCGATTGGAGGCTATTGATGACCAGGCGAATTGTACTGACCGGCCCGCACACCCATCAGGGCGTGGTACTGGCTGCCGGCACTGAGATGGAAGTGGACGACGCAACGGCGCAGTGGCTGATTGAGCACGCCGGCGCGAAAAAGGCGGGCCTGAACCGCAAAACCAAAACCGAGACCGGCTCCGCCGACTCACCGACCGAGGAACAGGAACAATGACCCCAGAAACTTACTACTACGGCCAGGGCAAGGTGTTCCTCGGCCGTCGCAATGCGCAGGGCCAGGCGGTATCGCTGCGCTGGATTGGCGATGTGGGCGAGCTACAGATTGCGCTCACCACGGACTCATTCACCCACAAAGAGTCCTACACGGGGCAGCGTGCGCCCGTGCGTCGTATCAGCACCGGCAAGGATGGCACGGTCACCGCCACCTGGTATGAGCATTCGCCGGACAACCTGGCCATTCTGCTGTACGGCGAAAAAGTGGCAGTCCCGGCCGGCACCATCACCGGCGAAGCGCTGCCGGCAGGCATTCAGGCTGGCGATCGTGTCACGCTGACCCACCAGAACGTTAGCGCCGTGACGATTGCCGATCTGGCCGAGGGGACGGATTACAAGCTCGACGCCAAGTTTGGCGCGCTGGAGTTCCTGACCACGCCAGCGACACAGCCGCTTAGCGTCAACTATACGCACGCCAGCAGCGTTAACACCTCGGTATTCACCCAAACGCCAGATGAATTGTTCCTGCGCTACGAAGGGATCAACCTGGCAGAGAACGGCGCGGCCGTTGTCGTTGAGCTGTATCGCGTGCAATACGACCCGGCGTCGGCGTTGAGCCTCATCAATACCGACACCTCGTTGCCAGGGCTGGAAACCACCGCGACCGTCCTGTTGGACACTGAGCGGCCGGATGATGCCCAGTTTGGCCGCTATGGGCGCGTTATCCACGTCGGGAGCGTCTGATGACGGATGAGCTGAACATCCTGATACCTGACCGGACGCTGACTATCTGCGGCGTCCAGGTCACGGTGCATGAGTACACGCTGGCAGAGCAGCTGCAGCACCGTCAACCGCTCAAGGCAATCAGCGAAGGGTTCATGGATGCGATGAACGCCAAGCCGGATGCCGAGGTGTCGATTGATGAGCTGTACGACGTACTCGGGGCGAACTGGGATGCGGTGCTGCAGGCGGTAGCGGTCTCCTGTGGCCGCAGCGTCGAGTGGGTCGCCGGTCTGACCGGTGACGATAGCGAAAGCCTGCTGCTGATCTGGTGGGGCGTCAACGCGGCTTTTTTTACCCGCAACGCCATTCGCCCGGCGCTCACCAGGCTGGTGCAGCAGCTGCAAAATCCGCCCCCTGGGGAGAGGTCTTCGGCTGCCTCATCGACCACGGCCACCGATTCGGCGATCTGCGGCACTACACCGCCCGCCAGTTGAAGCTGTTCCATGAGCAGGCACTCAAGCGCGAGCTGACGGAGCGAATGCACCACACCCTTGACGGCAGCGCCAGTTTTGCGGGGGGAAAGACGTTAAAGGGGTATATCGACAAGTTCAAACAGGCTTTAAAACGGCGTTAATTTCCCTCCTACCACCCCGCTGACCGGCGGGGTTTTACTCATACCGACGGTGATCAAGCATGGCAAGCGGAAACGGCAACCTGGAATTGCGCCTGCGTATTCAGGCGGATTTAAAAAGCGCCCAGGCCTCCCTCAAGCAACTGCAGTCCTCCCTGGACAGCGCCAGCCAAAGCGGCACCCGATTGGGCAGTGCCGGCGGCTCGGCAGCGTCCGGTCTCGATCGGGTCGGTAGTTCTGCCGACAGCGCCAACCGAAAGCTCGATAAAACTGCCGCTAATGTCGATGGTCTGAGCAACCAACTGACCCAGCTCAAGCCGCTGGCGGCTGCCATCGGCATTGCCCTGGGCGGTGGTCTGATAGCCAACCTGGCCAGCACCTCAGATGAATACACCAACCTGGCGGCGCGTATTCGCCTGGTTTCCACGTCCAACGAACAGGCGGCCACGACGTTTAAATCGGTTATCGGTGTGGCAAATGAAACCGGTCAACGCATCGCCTCGACCGCCGAACTGTATACCCGCATGGCCCGCTCGCTTAAAGGCAGCGCGACCCAGACCGAACTGCTGCAGGTAACCAGCACCATCAACAAGGCGGCGATCGTCTCCGGTGCGACGGCCGAAGAGTCCACGAACGCCATCATCCAGCTTAGCCAGGGGTTGGCGTCCGGCACACTACGCGGGGAAGAATTCAACTCGGTGTCCGAACAGATGCCCCGCATCATGGAGATGCTGGAGAAATCCCTGGGCAAAACCCGTGGCGAACTGCGCGCGATGGCTGAGCAAGGGATGCTCACCACGCAGGTGGTCTTCAAGGCGTTGAAAGACGGTGCCGGCGACGTTGACCGGGAATTTGCGCAGATGCCGCTGACCATCGGCCGCGCCGCCACGGAAATGGCCAACGCCTGGGTCGAGTTTGTCGGCGGCACCAACGATGCGCTGGGCGCGTCCAAGGCGATTGCAGCCGTCATTTCCGGTCTGGCCAGCAACATGTCCACGTTGACCACTGCCGCCATTGCCCTGGCGGTGGTGATGGGCGGCCGTAAGGTCGCCGCGCTGGTTGCAGCGACCACGGCCGCGCGTGCCGATCGCATCGAGACGCTGCAGCTAGCCGAGGCGGAATATGCCGAAGCCAAGGCCGCCGTGGCTGCCGCGCAGGCGCAGGCCGCCCGCGCCAAAGTCTCCGGCATCACAGCCCCCGGAGCACGCGCCAAAGCGGAAGACCTGGTGACCGCGTCGCTGGTTCGTCAAACCGCAGCAGAGAAAGCGCTGGGCGTTGCGCGCGCCTCTGCCTCGACCTTTGGTCGCCTGGGGACGGGATTGATGGGGTTGCTGGGTGGCCCGATGGGGCTGGCCATCACCGGCGTGACGCTGGCCGTCGGCGGCCTGAGCGCGGCCTACGCGGCCAACCAGGAGCATGAAGCCGCGCTGGCGCAGCAGCACCAGCAGACCATCCAGACCCTGGAAGACCAGCGCCAGAAAACCGAGGCGCTGATAAGCGTCCAAGGCCGCCTGAAAGATTCGGTCAGCACGGGCGATGCGCTGACGCAGCAGCGCACCAACGCCGATGTGCTTACCCAGGACAGCAAGAAACTCAGCGACCTGCAGAGCCAGGCGGCGTCGCTTAAGCAGCAGATTGACGGCCTGCTGAGCAGCCCGGCCCCGAGCGGGATCGGCATCGTTTATCTGACTGACAAACTGGCCGAGGTGCAAAAGCAAATTGATGCGCTGACGCCGAAGTTTGACAACCTCAGCGACGTGCAAGACAAGCTGTCCGATGAGCTGGAAAACCGCCTGGCACGCGCGATGGATGCGCCGACCGCCAGCGGCAAGACGCTGCGTGATGTGTTGACCGATCTGCAGAACGCCGGCCCCATTCGCTGGATGGATGAGGCCGTGGCGCAGATGGCGCAAAGCGAGGCGTCCTTTACCGCGTTGAGCGCCGAAGCCGACAAGCTGCGGCCTAAGCTGGAGAAAGAGCTGGCCGATGCGACCTACACGGCCGCCCAACAGTTGGAGCAGCTGCGTGACAAAACCATTGCGGCGGCGCTGGCGGCCGGCAAGGCGCCGGAAGATATCGACAAACTGCGTGAAAGTCTGGAAAAGCTGATCAACCTGCAGAAGCAAACCGACCAGGCCAAGGAGAACAAGAAAAACTCAGACGCGGCTGCGCGTTCGGCCAAGTCGGCCGCCTCGGCCAACGAGACCTACGTCAAAGGGCTGGAGAAACAGGCCTTTGCTGTCGGCAAGACCAAATCGCAGGTCGCGGCTTACGAGCTGGCGGAAAAAGGCCTGTCCGGGGCCCTGAAAGCGCGGGCCGAAGCGGCGCTGGCCGTTATCGCTGCCGGCGAGCAGAAAGAGAAATCGGACGCCAACGCCACCAAGAACGCTCAACTGCAGGCGCAATACCTGAAAGCCACCGGCGACGTGCTCGGTGGCGGCCTGGCGGAAGTGCGGGCCAACATCGCCGAGATGCGCAAGGAATTCACACAGACCGGCAACACCGAGGGGCTGGCCTGGCTGGACAAGTTGCTGCCGGTGCAGGAAGCCAAGGTGCGGGCAGACGCGCTCAAAAAGAGTCTGGATGACCTGCAGACCTACCGCAGCCAGAAAGAGAGCAGCATCCAGGCGCAGGTGCAGGCGGGCCTCATCTCAGAACTGCAGGGCCGCCGGCAGCTGGTCGCATTGCATCAGGAAGTCGGCAGCAAAATCACCGAGAGCCTGCCGCAGCTGCGTGAAATGGCGGCATTACCTGGTGAAGCCGGCGAGCAGATGCGCGATCTGCTGGCCAACCTGGAAAACGAGCTGATAACGCTGAAATCCACCACGGACGACCTGACGGCCGCGTTTAAAGACGGGCTGCAGGATGGCATGGAAAGCACGCTCAACGGGCTGGCCGATGGCACGCTAAACCTCAGTGATGCAGTGTTAAACCTGGCCAAATCGGTCGCCAATGCCATGGCGCAAGTCGCATCACGCAACCTTGCAGGCATGGCGATGGAGGGGCTCGGCAGCGTGACCGACAGCCTCAAGGGGCTGCTGGGTCTCGGGGCCAGTACGGCCGGCAGTGCCGCCGGCACCGCTGTTAATGCGGCCACCGATACCGCGACCGATGCTGCCGGTGCGACCACCTACGCGACGGCCATCACCACCGCCTCCTCGGCGGGTGCCACCGCCATGGGCACCTCAATCACAGCCGGCAGCACGGCGCTGACGGGCGGGTTCACCACGGCGCTGACCACCGGCATCACGGCACTCACCACGGCGTTGACGACTGCATTCACGACCGGCGCGGCAACGCTGGCCTCGGCCATAGCGTCCGCCAGCGCCGCCGGCAGTGCGTCCTCCGGCCTGGGTGCGGCTGCCAGCGTGGCGGCCGCGACCGGTGGCCAGGTAACCGGCCCTGGCACCGGCACCTCAGACAGCATCGCGGCTCGCCTGTCCAACGGGGAGTTTGTCATGAAGACTGCCGCTGTACAGCGCTATGGCGTGGACTTCATGCACGCGGTTAACCAGGGCCGGCTTGGCGCGTTCGCGGATGGTGGGCTGGTCTCCGATCCCGGTTTTAGTCGCGCGGCCGGGGTGAATCAATCCGTTAACCCTGATGCACCGGGTGCGCAAGGTGCCGGCGGCGGTACGACCAACCTGCAGCAGTACCTGGTGCTCGATCCAAACGAGATGCTGGATAGAGCCGTGAAAAGTGTGCCAGGTAACCGCGTCATGATGACCTGGGTCAAGGCCAATACTGCGACCCTCAAGCAACTGCTGGGGGGTAAATGATGACCGTTCGTCTCCCGTGGTTGATGGAGCCTGATTGGGCCGAGGGTGTCAGTGAAACCCTGTCCTGGAAAACAGACGTCCTGATCTCCCCGTCCGGGGCAGAACAGCGCATTGCCCGACGTCTGTCGCCGCGCCGGCTGTATGAGTTTACCGTGCTTGCCGGCAATGCCGACGCCCGCGCGTTGGAGACCCAGCTTTTTCATGCCGGCGGCGTCACATGGGATATGCCGGTATTTCCTGACGTTGCAGTTTTGGCTACCCCAGTCACAGCCGGCAGCCAGGTTATCGCCGTGCCGACCGCCGGCCGTGATTTTGTCGTGGGCGATAACCTGCTGCTTAAACAGGGTTTAGGGATGTTGGCCAACCAGGCCGTCGCGCAGATCCAGAGCATCGATGCCGGCAGCGTCACCGTCGCGGCCCCGTTAGGCGCGTGGCCAGCCGGCACATGGGTGTATCCGCTACGGCCGGCCGTCTTTACCGATACGCCGGCAATCACCCGTCACAGTGACAGCCTGATGCGTCTGCAACTGCGTTTTCGCCTGGCGGCGCATAACCCGTTTGCACCGGCGATGAATGCCGTCCTCTATCGCGGACATCCCGTGCTTGAACAAGACGCTGACTGGGTTGATGACCTGACGGCCGAGTATCAGCGCCAGCTCCTGGAGCTGGACAATGAGGTGGGCATTCCCTACCGCACCGACACCGCGGGCCGGGCCTTTATCATGCAGCAACATGTGTGGTCTGAAATCGGCCGTCAGACCCAGGCTAGGCTGCGCGGCCAGCTCTATTACCTGCGCGGTCGACAGCGTGCGATTTGGGTCGCCAGCCAGGCGCAGGACTTCATCCCTGTGCGGACTGCCGGCAATGCGCTGGTTGTGGCTGTTGCCGGCTTTAGTGAGTTCGGTGTGGTGCCTGGCCGGCGTGACCTGCGTCTGCAGTTGGTCGATGGCACCCGCGTTTACCGCCGCATTCTCACCGCCACGCGCCTGAGTGATTACGAGCTGCTGGCGCTGGACGGTGACGTTCCGCCGGCGGATTCCATCAGCCAGGTGTCATTGATGGCGCTTTGTCGCCAGAACACAGACGACATCACATGGGAACACACGACCGATGCGGACGGGTTTGCCCAGGTATCAACCACATTCCGAGGGCTACGCGATGAGCTGGAGTGATTTTGAGTATTCCACCGCCAACGGCCAGCCGGTCACGCTCTATGAGTTCGTGCGGGGCGATACGCAGTTTTTCCGCTACACCAACGCCGATCAGGATATCAACGCCGCCGGTGCCGTCTGGCAGCAGCAGGCGATCAGTGATGGCGGTCTGAGCGTCGGTGCCGGCGACAGCATGGACATTACGCTGCCTACCACCAACCCGGTGGCCATGCTCTTTCGCGGTCTGCCACCGTCCCAGCCGGTGCGCGTTCGTATTCATCGCTGGCACGTCGGCGACAGCCAGGGCGAGTTCCGCACCGTCTGGATCGGCTCCATTACCGAGGTCAAGCGCGAGGCGATAGACCGCACTCGGCTGGTCACCGCCAGTCTGGCCAGCACATTCACCCGCAGCGGCCTGCGCCTGACCTGGGGGCGCGCCTGTCCGTATTCGCTGTATGACCACAATTGCAAGGTGTCGCCGGCAGCGTTCGGCGTCGGCGGCCTGGTTATCAGCGCGCTCGATGGGGTGAGTATCACCGTCAATCTGCCGGCCGGCTCCCCTGACGGTTGGTTTTCCGGTGGGTATCTGGAATGGCTGGCGGATGGCGTGACAGAACGGCGCGGGCTACGCGCGCAGAGTGGCAACGTGCTGGGGCTGTTCGGCGGCTCGGCCGGGCTAAGCGTTGGCCAGGTGGTGGCGGTTTTTCCAGGATGCGATCGCACCATCGCGACCTGTAACGACAAGTTTAACAACGTCCTGAACTACGGCGGCCAGCCTCATATGCCGGGCAAGTCGCCGTATCAGATCATCAAACTGTTTTGAGGAAACGCGTATGTGGTGGGCTGTTGCGAAATTCGTTGCGGTAATTGTGGCGTCCTACGTGCTGAATACGGCGTTGGCTCCGCGTCAGAAGAGTAACACGCCGGAAGCGGCGACAGAGGATGACTGGAACCTGCCTCAACCGACCGAAGGCACGCCGCAATGCATCTTCTTTGGCGATTGCTGGAGCGAGGACTGGTTTGTTCTTGCCTATGGCAATTATCGCTATGAAGCCATTAAGAAATAAGGGGAACGCCATGTTGATTACGATGGAAGATATTCGCGCCGGCGGCGGTTGTGCGCCTGGTCTGCGCGCCTTCTTTGCCCGCTATGGGCTAGACCTTAAAGCCTTCATCCGTGATGGCGGTATCGATGCCGAGCTACTGGCCGGCACCGGCGACGCCCTGGCCATCAAGATTGTGCGCCTGGCGCAATCCAAATCTGAGCCGGAGGCCAACTGATGGGAGGCGGTGGCAAGGGGTCGAAGAAAGTCACGGTGGGCTACAGATATTCCTGGGATATCCAGGCAGGCATTGGCCGTGGCCCGGTCAATGAGATTGTGGCCATCAGCGCCGATAAGAAAACGGTGTTTGCCGGCACGCCCGGCCAGGTTGCCGGCAACACGTCGCTTTACATCGACAAACCTAATCTGTTCGGGGGTGAAGACACCGGCGGTGAAGGCGGTATCCAGGGAACACTTGAAGTGATGATGGGCGGCCCTGACCAGGTGCCGTCTCCCTCATTATTGACATTGCTCACGGGGTTAGTGCCGGGTTTTCGGGGGCTGGTCACCACCTTCTTTAGCGGGTTGGTCAGCTGCTACAGCGCCTCACCTAAGCCGTGGTCTTACCGCGTTCGCCGCACCACGCAAGGCTGGGATGGGCCGGTGTGGTATCCGGAGAAGGCGCTTATTCTGCTGCAGAATACCGAGGGGCAGCTTGATGACGAGGCCGACCTGACCGCTGAACAGATTGCCAACCTGCGTGCGATCCACGCCATGAACCCGGCGCATATCCTGGTTGAGTGCGCGCTCAATCGTGACTGGGGACGCGGGCTTGTGCTGGGCGACCTGAACATTGACAGCTACCGCATCGCAGCTGACCGGCTCTATGACGAAGGGTTTGGCCTCTGTTTTCGCTACAACCGCCAGGACGACCTAAACACGTTTGTGCAGCAAGTCCTGGATCATATCGGCGCAGCCCAATACGGTGACCTGAGCACCGGCAAACTGACGCTCAAGCTGCTACGCGACGATTACGACCCCAATACCTTGCCGCTGTTTACCTACGACAACGGCATCGTGGGTGTGCAGGACGACGACAGCACCAGCGCCGACGCGGCCCCGAATGAAATTGTGGTGACGTACCGCGACCCGGTGACCAACAGCGAAGGCGAAGTGCGCGCGCAGAACCTGGGGGCGATCCAGAACGTGGGGTTGATATCAGAGAGTGTCGAATACAAAGCGGTGCCGACCCACGCGCTGGGCGCGAGGTTGGCGCAGCGTGACCTTGAAACCCGCGCGGCCGGATTGACCAGGCTGATAATCAATTTCGACCGACGAGGCGGCGTGCTGACGCCGGCCGGCGTTTTTCGCATCAGCTTGCCAGAGCGCAACATCGGCAACATGGTGATGCGGGTTGGAAAGATTGAAGAACAGGACACCGGAGAGTTGAAGGTGACCGCCATTCAGGATGTGTTCGGGATGCCGAGCACGTCGTACAGCAGCGGCGAACAAGGCAGCACCTGGTCACCACCGGACAAGACGGCACGCCCCGTTACTGATAGCCAGCTCCTTGAACTGCCCTATATCGTCCTGGCTGCCACCGTCGGGCCGGCGGAGCTGGCGGCCATTCCCCCGGAAGCCGGTTACCTGGGCGTGATGGCCAGTGCGCCCAGCAGCGCCTCCATCAACTACCTGCTGCAGACGCGCGCCGACGGTGTGAACTGGCGCGGTAATCTTAACGGCGATTGGACACCAGCCGTTACGTTAACGCAGCCTGCAGGTCGCTTTGATACCACCTTTAAGGCGTCATTAACCACGCTGCCGGCTGTGGGGGCCGGAGCAATTATCGGTGATGAGATTGTTCGTATCGATGCCGCCGATCTGGCGACCGGGACGTTGACCGTCGGGCGTGGCTGTGCCGATACACTGCCAGCTGGCCATCTGGCCGGCGCGCAGCTGCGTTTCTTCCAGGATGCGATTGAAAGTGATGGGTTGGAATATCTGGAGGGAGAAACGGTAGACGTTCGTTTGTTGACGAGAACGGCACAAGAAACACTCGCTGCCGGCGCTGCACCTGTTAACCATTTGACGCTTCAGGCACGCCAGGCAAAACCCTATTTGCCGGCAAATATTCGTTTAAATGACGAACCTTATCCCCTCGTTGCAGAACCGGCAGCGGAATATATTTTAACCTGGTCTCACCGTGACAGGCAATTACAAGCTGACCGGTTAATTGATTATCTCGATAGCAGTATTGGCCCTGAGTCGGGGGTGGTTTATGTAATTACACTCGTTCGCCCTGATACCGGGGATATCGTCTGGACAACAAATACCGTTGAAGCGACATTGACGCTGCCGTATTCGTCCGCGATCTCCCCCTTAAATCGGGTTCACACGGTCAGTATAGAAGCCAGGCGTGGCGATATTGCATCGCTGAGCAATTGGATCATCACATTACCAACAGGCCACTATGTTGAACCTACTCCGGAGCCGGAGCCGCAACCGGAAGAACCTGCGGCATAAGGCGGTAACCAATGAGTGATTTTTATTACGGTCAAGGGAAACTTTACCTGGCTCGTCGAAATTCGGCGGGCCAGGCTTTATCGTGGCGATGGGTTGGTGATGTTTCGGCGCTGGCTATTGAAATAGAGTTTGATGAGAAGAAAACCAAAATGTCGCTGGGTGGTCGGTTGATTGACTCGCAGCGCTATATCACCTCTGCCAGCGCCAAAGTGACATCAACATGGCATGAGTATTCGACAGAAAACTTGCAATTGCTCTTTCTTTCCGGTGCGACTAACCAGGCATCCGCGATTGTGACGGGCGAACTTTTACCTGCCGACATTAAAGCGGGAGATACCATTTCATTACGCCATCAGAATGTATTCAGCGTTGTCCTGCATTCGCTTGTCGCTGGCGTGGACTATTTAATTGATCCGCTTTGGGGGGTTATTCGCTTTATCAAAACCCCTGCCCAGCAGCCGGTTATTGCCGACTATGCCCATATCGGTTACGCGACAATCCCATTACTGAATGATGATGAGCCGGAGTTTTGTCTGCGTTATGAGGGCATCAACCTTGCCGAGAAAAACGAAAATATTTTGGTTGAATTGTATCGCGTTAAATTCGACCCGGTTGAAAAGATGGATTTAATCAACAACGAGCAAGATTTAGCAGCATTGGAAACCAGTGCCACGACGTTGCTCGATGCCTCAAAAATGATTGACCCGAACTTAGGGCAATTGGGGCGAATTGTTAAGTTTAGAAAAACAAATGGGATCACCCACAACGGCGCCATTTTACACAATGGTTTTTATACCCACGGGGGAAATTAAAATGCCGAAGACGTTACCTGAAAGCCCTGAGTGGGTAGACGGTATTTACCAGGTAGAATTAGACACCCCCGTGCTCGGCGGGGATGGCGGGCCTGACAATTGGCAGGCTCAACAACTGGCTAACCGTACTTCCTATCTCAAACAGCGCACCGACATGATTGATGACCGCCTGCAGTCCGCGACAGGGGATTATGCCTCTGTCGCGGAGGCACAGGCCGCCATCGACAGCGGCAGCGAAACACGCCGTTATTTTAACGTGATGCTGTTTGATAATAACTGGGTTGAGCGTTATGAAAATGTCAATGGCGTGGCAACGCCAACCGGCATTCGCTTGCCAAGTAGCCAGGCCGTTGATGAATTGAGCGCGTCACTTGATGAGGCTAACGCACTTATTGCGCGATTAACGCTGCTGACGGCCCCGCTGCGTAAATACATTTCCACTAAATATACCTTTTCGGTCAATACCGCCGAAGGCCCGGTATCTACCGGACTTGCACTCGATAGGGATATGGGGCTATGGCTTCCTGGGTTGAAAGCGGAATTGCAGCAATATGTACAGCAGTTAATCCCGTCGTCAATTGCGAATCGCTATCCGGGCTATCAATTAATGTTCACGGATGTGACCGGAAAAAAAGGGATTGTTTCGATTGATGATAATGGCGATGTGCGTGTGCTCGGTATCGATGACGTTTTGCAAGAGCGTCTGGCCGCGCTGTGCTCATCGACATTTGCACGACGCATTAACGGGTTCCAGTTCGTTATTTTTTCATCCGACCTCAAATCGGCGTTGTTTGCCATTGATGATGATGGCGGGGTACATATTCCGGGCATCAAAGGCGCGCTGCAGGATAACCTGGGTCAACAACCTGCACGTATTACGCCGTATCAGGGCTTGCCTGCCGTGTACTGGAATGATGCGTTGTTGTGGCATGAACGTCCCGTTCTGAGCGTAAACCAGGTATCGGCCACCGGCCTGTCGATGACCTACATCCCAGGCGGCCAAATCACCAAAGGTTACGGGATGATGTATTACCGGGGTGGCGCTGAAATCTCGCCGGAGGCGATGAAAGCGTTAATCCTTTGCAGCGACGGCCAATCGCTCGGTGTGCCGAGTGATGCCGGTAACCGGCCGAATCCGAATACCTGGAACAAGGTTAACTACGACCCGAAATGGCGCGCCTATGCGCTGGCCATCGCCGGAGGTAAACCCGAGGGCAGCCAGGACACGCCGATCACCGAGGCCATGCTGGATTTGCTGGCCAATCTGGTTTACCCGCTTTACCGCCAGGGGCAACAGCTGCCGTTTGTCTATGCGCTGCTGTATTCGCATGAAAATGCTGGCTTGAATCTGCCTGTTATGTTCAGCGCGGTTGCCAACAGCGGCGGCAAGTCATTTGCGCAAATCTGGAAAGGCACAGTGCCTTACAGCAACGGCCTGGCAATGGTGGAGCGTTATGTGAAAATTGCCCAGGCGCTGGGCAAGCCCGCCAGCGTTGATGTGGTGTCGCTGGAGCATGGCGAGACGGATAACGACAACGGCACCTCGCAAAACGTCGGGGATTATCGGGTGCGCATGGAGGCGTATTACGCGCTGCGCCGTGCTGATTACAAGGCGCTGACAGGGCAAACCACCGAGATTCTGGCGGTTATCGGTCAGGTCGGCAGCCGTATCAACACGAAAGCCGGTGGTGTCGATGAACAGGGGAACCCAACGGGCGAAAGCGTGGTTGTTAAGCCGTTCTCAGTGGTCGCGGTTGACCAGCTCCAGTTCGTTAAAAACAACCCGACCAACGCGATTATGTACGGCCCGAAATATCCGCTGAACTGGCTGTATTCGGACGGCTCGCTGAGTCACCTGGACAACTGGGGGAAAGTCCTGCAGGGCGAATATCAAGAGCAGGCCATTTTCTGGCATTTATATGACCCCGCGCGTAAAGGCACCTGGACGGGGCTAAAAATTAAAAGCGTCACGCTGACGGATAATATCGCAGATTTACTTTGTGACGTGCCGTTTGCGCCAATTGTTATCGACGCGGAATTTATTGCCGACTGTCTGAATAAAGGTATTGGTCTCGAAAATAACTCCGCCGCCGTGCAAAGCATCACTATCGTCGATGGCAATATCATCCGCGTCGTGTTTGACCAGGCACCGGCGGCAACGGATGCGTTGCTGATGGGGTTCACCAACACCGCAGAACATTCACCAGAAAACGACTCTGTTTATCCGTTGACCTGTTTCCGTGACTCCTCGCCGCGCGTGTCGCGGTGGGTGAGGCGCAACGGTTCACCATTCCCACTCTATAACTGGATGTGCCTCGACCGCATCCCGCTAACCCAGGAGTAATTATGGCTATCGCTCTCAATACCGGTAAAGTTTATGCAGGCTTTCGGGAGCCTCTCGATTTGTCGGCGGACATTCTTGATGCCACTGCGTTATTTAATGCCTACAAAGCCCGCGTGCAGGCCGATGGTGGCATTATCCCGAATGCGGCGGGCTGCAAGGAACGCTTTGAGTTTTTAGTCAATAACGGCATGTATGAGAATGCCGTGATGTGTGCCGCTCCCGCCTTTGGCGTCAAACTGGGCGGCACAGACGGCAACGATGTTCTGACCGTTTACAGCCTGCTGGGCGAAAGCACCGACCTGATTCCGGCAGCCCAGGGAACCGGTGATGCCGTTCGGTATGACTCAACGAATAAGACGGCCACGGTACGGATCACCTCCAGCGGCGGCACCTATCTGCGCACACGCGAGAATGTCCGTGTTCAGATTGGCCGCAGCTATATGATTGCCGGTCGTCTCAGTGACGCGAGCAATGCCGATGTGCTGGGGATGACTATCGGCATCTCGTTATCAAACCTGCCGCTGGCGTACATGCGCACGATGATAACAAACCAGCAGGCCATCACGGAGGCCTGGCGTTTTGGCACCCGTGACAGTGCCTGGACGGGGCCTGTTGCCGGTGGGGCTGTTGGTGCGGCAGCAACGACGTATGCGGATTATGTGCCTGCGGCAGGCCTGTTCAAAGTCGATGAGGGGGTTGTTTACGGGTATACACGCGGGAAGTTGGACAAGACGGCTACGGCCACCACGGGCAAGTTGGCAGACCTGGTGAACTATACCGCGCCGATCGTTGTTGGTGGCGGTATGGCATCCGGCTCCGTATCTCCCTGCTACGGCTCGCTGCTTGATATGTTGTTCCTGCATACGGCATCGGAACCGGATGCCGTTTTAGCTTCTCGTTTTGGTATGTGA